TGGAGATAATATACAATGGAAATACCACACCAATATAACGAAAACTTTATTCGTTACTATGACAACGCGGTCTCTTCGCAATTCTGTCAAGGCCTTATAAAGTACTTTGAATGGGCTCATGAGAATAACAGAACATGGGGTAGATCTGAAGCTACTAATAACTTTAAAGACGATGTGGCTACCGGTCTTAATCCAGCCAACTATTGGGATATAGACTTCACCTGGGAGCATCTTGGTTCCTATCTGCAAGAATTTAATGAATCTTTCTGGAATAGTTGTTATTCAGCATATTGCGAAGAGTTTGATACGCTAAATAATGTACATAATCATACGATCTTTAGCTATAAGCTACAGAAGACTATGCCAGGCGGTGGTTACCACGTTTGGCACTGTGAGCAAGACTCGATACCACATTCTAGACGCCTGGCAACGTACTCGTTATTCTTAAATGATGTTGTAGAGGGCGGTGAGACAGAATTTCTATATCAAAATGAGAGGGTAGCACCCAAGCAAGGTAGATTAGTTATCTTTCCTGCGGGCTACACTCATACGCATCGGGGTAATCCCCCTCTGAAAGGAATTAAATATATTTTGACTGGATGGATAGAATATAGTTAAAACATAAAACGAAGTTATAAATATAACTTCAAAGCTAATAGTCTAGGAGACGACGATGGCCCTTCAAGTATCAGATACAACTGTAATCGATGACAGCCGTAATGGTGTTAACCTTGCCTTATTCAAGGCAGCTAGCTACCAAGAAACATACACCGCTGTAACATCAAGTTCTAATGCCACGACAGTAACCTGTTCAGCTGGCAATATGTTCTCTCACACACTTACTGAGAACACCACATTTACTTTTAGCAGTCCTCCTTCATCAGGAACAGCTTTTTCCTTTTCTCTCAAGCTGGTACAAGATGGAAGCGCGTCTGGGTACACGGTTACCTGGCCAGCTGCAGTGGATTGGGCAGCTGCTACAGCTCCAACCCTCACTGCTACCGCTAGTGCTGTTGATATGTTTGTATTTGTCACGCACGATGGTGGTACTACGTGGTATGGCTTTACAGCAGGACAAGCATTAGCATAATAATAATTCAGCTACTAGTCTAGGAGACGAAGATGGCTATAAAAGTATCAGGAACAACGGTTATCGATGATAGCCGTAACCTACAGAATTCTGTAAATCTCAATGTTACTGGTAACGTATATGCTAATACGTTCATCGGGGACGGCTCTCAATTAACTAATCTTCCACCGTCAGGTGGTACCGTTACTGCAACTGCATCAGGCACATTGTCTGATGGTAGTACTGTTATTGTAAATGCAGATGGTACGGTTAGCAAAGCAGGATTATCTGCTGTTGCTCAGGCAGCTGGTTCGTATGTCGAATTGGGTACTAGTATTATTGAGAGGGTTGACGGCACCTTTGATAGCGTTAACAATAAGGTAGTGTATGTCTATGAAAACTCCAGTACTGGATATTCAGAGGCTGTAGTCGGTACAGTATCGGGTACAACTATTAGCTTTGGCACCCCAGTTGCGATTACCGCGCAATACGCATCAACCGGATACGAGCGGATAACATTTAATTCCACAAGCGGTAAAGTCGTTGCGACTTATAGAGCTGATAGCGGTGGTTATGGAACAGCTGTGGTGGGAACAGTGTCCGGAACATCTATTAGTTTCGGTACTCCTGTCGTTTTCAAATCAGCAGACACACGCGAGATGGACATAGTCTCTGCCGATGGCAGTAACATCGTCATTGCGTACAAACCATCAACTGGCTACGGATACGGCATCGTTGGTGCAATAAGCGGCACCAGTATTAGCTTTGGTTCTGCGGAAGCAATAATGAACAGCAATAATAAATTTGATTGGCAGGCAGTCTCATACGACAGCAATGCCGATAAAGTGCTGGTAAGCTACCTCGGAGATAGCAATTACGGATATGCCGCAGTCGGCACAATATCAGGCACATCCATCAGTTTTGGCACCCCCGCGCAATTCAATGGAACAAGTGCGCTCGACCTTCAAGCCAGATCTGTATCATCGGATTTCGATCCCAATACAAATCAAGTAGCTATTGGTTTCGTTGATGGATCGGATAGCGGTAAGTGCAAGGCCGTGATGGCGACAATCTCAGGCACTAGCGTGAGTTTCGGGTCGGTAGCAACCGTAAGCTCTAATGATTGCGGTGATTCCTCTGTGCAATATCACTCAGCGGCGGAAAAAGTTGTTGTGGCATTCCGTAAGCAGACCGGAGCCGATGAATTACAGGCGGCAGTGGGAACAGTGTCGGGCACGGGAGTTAGTTTTGCCACTGCTTTTACTGTAGATGATGCAGACAGCGGAAGTCCTGTTTATAAATACGCGTCTTTAGCTTATGATAGTAATTTGAATACTATGAGTGTCGGGTACAAGAGTTATGGAACTAGTAATCAAAGAAGATTCCGCGCGAACGTGTTTCAAATTGCACATGACGCGACCAATCTAACATCAGAAAACTACCTTGGTATCTCCGATGGCGTATATGCTAACAACGCCACTGCAACAATTCAAGTTGCTGGTGCAGTAGACGATGCCCAGACTAGCTTAACACCAGGTCAGCAATATTTTGTGCAAGCTAATGGCTCGATTGGAACTACAGCTGCCAGTCCTTCGGTAATTGCAGGGACAGCTGTAGCAGCTACTAAGCTATTGGTTAAAGGTTAATAATAAATATAAAGTCAAGCTACTAGTCTAGGAGACGAAGATGGCTATAAAAGTATCAGGAACAACGGTTATTGATGATAGCCGTAACCTTCAAAATACGGTTAACGTAAACGCAACTGGTAATGCATACGCCAATACATTTATTGGTGATGGCTCTCAGCTAACCAATCTACCAGCTGGTGGATCCTCTACGGAACTCGTTGCATCAGGTACATTAGCTGATGGTAGTGCTGTTATTGTAAATGCAGACGGTACGGTTAGTACGACTGGTTTTGGATCTGCATCTACGGGGTCGGCAGTAACTTTTGAATCTGGAAATGCATATTACATAAGTTCATCTTATGATAGTACTAACGGAAAGATTGTAATAGCTTATCAGGATCTCGGCAATAGCAGCTATGGAACAGCCGTAGTCGGCACAGTTAGTGGAACGTCTATTTCTTTTGGAACACCTGTCGTCTTTTCTTCGGCGAGCTCTGACTATGAGAGAGTTGCTTGCAACAATAGTGGGCAATGCTTGATAGTGTACAGAAGAAGTGGGGGCAAAGCCATAGTTGGTACAGTGAGTGGCAATTCAATTAGCTTTGGTAGCGAGGTTGGTTTTGACGATTATGCGCAAGAGCCAATCGTTGCTTACGATTCGGGCAATGATAAGTTTGTGGTAGGGTGGCAGGACACTAATGATAGTTTCCATGGAAACTGCGCGGTGGCCACCGTGTCAGGTACTTCAGTGAGTTTTGGAACACATGCTACTTTTGGCGCTAATAATGCTACTCGGTATTTAGATGTAGTATATGATAGTACAAACGAAAGGATCGTATTTGTTTATGCAGATTCCGCTAATAGCGACCGTGGGTTTGCTAATGTTGGTGTAGTGAGCGGAGATAGTATTACCTTCGATAATACGTATGGTACAATGTTTTCTAATTCCGTGACCGTATATAACACCGTAAGGGCTACATTTGACAGCGTTGCAGGCAAGGTTGTCATTGGTTATACTGATACTGTGGGTTCAAGACAGTCCAACGTGGTCGTTGGTACTGTAAGTGGATCGTCCATTTCCTTTGGAACACCTGTTCTTCTGGATAACAATTCGAACGGTCAAGTAGCTCTGGCATTTATTCCAGCCGCCGGTAAAACCCTTGTTGTATTTAATGATGAGGGAAGTTCAGGTTATGGTAAATTTGCAATAGGTACGATCAGCGGCACTGCTATTACATTAGATACTGCGGTTGTTTTCAGGGAAGCCGCGGTGGGCGGCTTTTTAGATGTCACTTACGATCCTAATGCTAAGGCAGCAGTTATCTCACATAACTATGGGGATGCTATAGTTCATCAGCCAAGTGTTACCAATCTAACATCAGAAAACTTTATTGGTATTTCTAGCGGTGCTTATGCAAACGGAGCTACTGCTACCGTCCAGCTAGTTGGTGCCACTGATGATGCTCAGTCAGGATTGACTACTGGATCATTACATTACGTTTTAGCTAACGGATCTATTTCTACTACAGCTGGTTCGCCTTCGGTAGTTGCAGGACTTGCGTTATCATCAACAACATTGGCTATTAAAGCTCAATAATCAGCTACTAGTCTAGGAGACGAAGATGGCTATAAAAGTATCAGGTACAACGGTTGTCGATGACAGTCGCAACCTACAAAACTTAGTAAACCTCAATACGAGTGGTAATGTATACGCCAACACGTTTGTGGGTGATGCTGATCAGTTAACGAACTTACCAGCATCAGGTGGCTCATATGAAGCTACCGCATCAGGTACGTTATCTGACGGTACCACTATTATCGTAAACAGCGATGGTACAATAAGTGCAGTCTCCGGTGCGGAGAATAGCTTGGGTACTGCTGTAGATTACGATACTAGTAGTGACGGCGGCGTGCAATTTCAGGGTCAACCTATTAATGTATTAGTTGACTACTTATCAGTCTCCGGAGGACGAATAGTAGTAGTACGACCCGAGGGTTTGGTATCCGGGGTTACTTCTCCCACATCGGAACGGTTAACAGCCTATATTGGAACCATTAGTGGATCTAATATTTCATTTGGAAGTCCGCAGGATATTGATATCTCTGCGTCCGCCGCTGACCTAGCAGTAATAGATTCGGATAAATTTGCTGTTGTGTACAGTGCTTATCCTTATCACTATAGTGTAGGTAAGGTTAGAATTTGTACCGTAAGTGGCACAAGCATATCTACTGGCGACGTATACACATTTGAAAGTGATACTATAACTCTTTTTGTCGGTGGTGGACCAAAAGTAGCATGGGATTCCAATTCTAGCAAACTTGTCGTTGCTTATGCTGGAACTAGATATGATTATGATGGGTTTGCGAGAGTAATGAGTGTTAGTGGTACTGTGGTTACAGTTGAAAATAGAGTGGCGTTTGAAACCAGTACAAATTTAGAAGAAGATGCTGTAATCGGGCTTCATTTTGATACCAACAGCAACAAACTCGTAGTGGTATACATTGTCGACAACACCGCAGGAGTGAGGGTTAGAATAGGATCGGTTAGTGGTACAACCACTACTTGGGGTTCAGCTCAGACACCATACCAGACGGGATCGTCTGGTTTCAGCAAGAGTGGAGTTTACCCTAACATCTACGACCAATTCAACAATCGTTTTTACATACTATCTAGTGTAAGCTCCCCGACTACTGGGTTGCCGGCGAATAGTTGGCACGCTACAGTTGGTACCATTAGTGGAACCTCTATGTCTTTTGTTGTAGAAGTACCTCTCTTAGATTCCAGCGAGTTTGATTTGGATACCAACACCGAGCAAGTCGGAGTGGCCATAGACCCATCCAGTGGTATAATGTTGGTTACTAACAACAAGGACGTACATCAATTCGAATATGATACATCTACCAACACATTTACACGTAAAATATCAATGGCACAAAACACTCGGAATGACAGTAATAAAAAAGGCGCTGCGTATATTCCTTCCGTAGAGAAATTCGTGCATGTTGGTGAATTAATTACCAGTAGCTCCGGCACAGAAATTCAAGCATTCACGCCGCTTACCACCAATGTAACTACAGAGAACTACATAGGTATTTCTGATGGGGCTTATGCTAATAATGTGGCTGCTACTGTACAAATTAAAGGTGCTGTAGATGATGCTCAGTCGGGCCTTACTCCTGGTCAGCAATATTTTGTACAAGCAGATGGATCGCTAAATACCACACCTGCCAGCTTTGCAACTGTATTTGCAGGAACTGCAATCGCTTCTAACAAACTAATAGTAAAGGGTTAAACAAATGAAAACTATTCTTTCAAATGACGGAAACGTCTCTAAGTATCTACTGGCTGACGACAAGGCTGTAGCAGTAAGCGCTGGTAACATTGTTGTCGGTGATCCATCTGCGCCAGACTTCATCATTGGCGACATGAACAGCAGCAATGCTACTGTTGTCGAAGGTGTAACTACCCCAGACGACTGGTTTGGATGCAAGTACACGTACGCTGATAGCACATGGACAGTTATCGAAGGTTGGGTCGATCCTCGCCTTGACGACGGTGAGTAATATCTAGTCCTTCTGAAAAAGGCCCTTAACCGGGCCTTTTTTGTATCTACGTGTGCTCATTAAAATGGTCAGGTTATAAATAGTACATAATAAAAGAGGTGACTCATGGCCATTCCAACTTCTCGCGATCAACTTAAAGAACATTGTCTACGAAGGCTCGGAAAGCCTGTGGTGGATATCAATGTGGACGACGAGCAGGTTGAGGATCGTGTCGATGAAGCTTTGCTTTACTACAGAGACTATCACTTTGATGGATCTGAGCGAGTATACCACAAGCACAAAGTAACCGCAGAAGACAAGACTAACAAATATATAACACTAGACGATTCTTTTATTGGAGTTGTAGGTGTATTTGATATTGGTGATTCTACTCAGACGTCCAACCTGTTCAATGTGCGGTATCAAATCCACTTGAACGATCTGTTTGACTTCTCATCAGCAACGTATGTACCGTATGTTACGGCGATGCGTCATATTGCACAGCTGGAAGAAATCTTTGTTGGTAAAAAGCCTGTAAGATTCAATAGACACACTAATCAGCTACACATTGATATGTTCTGGAAGGACGTTGGTACTGGAGACTTTATAATAGTAGACGCGTACAAAGTCACTGATCCTAATGTGTACTCTGATGTGTGGGCTGATAGATGGCTAATGCAATATACAACGTCCTTAATCAAAAGGCAATGGGGTGAAAACCTCAAAAAATTCGAAGGTCTGCAGATGCCCGGAGGACTTACGTTCAACGGGCAAAAGATTTGGGAGGAAGCGACTGAAGAGATCCGTCGATTAGAAGACGAGATGATCAGTAGTTACTCACTGCCTGTTGGCGACATGACTGGATAATCATGTTAAACAAATACTTCAACAATTATAGCTTTACACGTGAGCAAGACGTAGTAGAGGACTTGATTCTCGAGTCCATAAAGATATACGGGCACGATGTAAAGTATCTTCCCAGAACGATGGTTAAGAATGATCACTTGTTTGGTGAAGACACGCTTTCCAAATTTGAAGAAGCCATAGATATAGAGATGTATTTAAAGTCTATGGAAGGCTTTGAAGGCGATGGACAGTTTTTAAGTAAGTTTGGGCTAGAGATACGAGACCAGATTGTACTTACGGTTGCACGTAAGAGGTTTGATCAAGTACTTACTTCACCTAAACTTATGACCGAGGTTGGTTACAATCTTGTTTTTGAAGATGGTAACAACAATGAGCCAAGTCGACAGTTTCTAACTGGAGATGCGGCAACTGAAGCATGGGTACAGGAAGGTAACGACTACTTAAACACCCTGAACCGTCCTAGAGAGGGAGATCTGATCTATTTCCCCATGATGGACAAGATATTCGAAGTAATGTACGTCGATGATCGCCCTGTACATTTTCAGCTTGGTAGAATGCAGTCTTATGATCTACGTTGTGAGCTCTATGAGTATAGCAGTGAAGAGATTAATACTGGTGACAGTAACATTGATGCTGTCGAAGACGACTATAGCCTTAACACTCTGATATACCAATTCACGTTAGAAGACGGATCCGGTATATTGAAGAGTGAGGATGGAGATAGTATGCTTCAAGAGTATACGATCGAGACAACAGCCCCTGCTGCGAACAACAACTTCTTCCAGTTCGAGGCAGACTCTATACTTGACTTTAGTGAAAGTAACCCGTTTAGTGAACGAGATAGATTCTGATGTTTGGCCACACTTATTATCACAGTATTATCCGCAAGTACATCATCATGTTTGGTACAATGTTTAACGACATTGATGTACAGCGTTTTAATCAGTCTGGCGAAAGGGTGCAAACATTACGAATACCCATTGCTTACGGTCCTAAAGAAAAGTTCCTGGTGAGACTCGCACAAGATCCCAACTTCGATAAAGATGTTGCGGTATCTCTTCCAAGGATGTCGTTTGAAATAACTTCAATGAACTACAATCCTACTCGTAAGTTACCTTCTACAGTTAAGAATGTATACAAGTACGAAGACAACGACCAGCTCAAGTATCAATACACTCCAGTACCTTTTGATATCAACATTGCACTGTCTGTGTTTGTAAAGAACGCTGATGATGGTGTACAGATCCTAGAAGGTATACTTCCATTCTTTACAC